TTGGTTTGTTTACCCCCAAAAACGACTCAGTTACCCACTATCAGGCGTGATAACCTAAGTCATGACTAGATTCGACCAGATAGCCGCAGATAGCCCAGATGGGGCTTACCTAGGGGCGACAGAACCGCGTATTCGGTCAAAACCAGTCGATTTACCCTCACGCGGCGATGAAATGATCGCATTCTGCGAGTCAATCGGCTTTGAATTGCTCCCTTGGCAGAAGTTTCTTGCCATCGAGATGCACCGAGTTAAACCAGATGGCCGCTGGCATCACAATGAAGTAGGCGTTCTGGTCGCTCGTCAGCAGGGCAAATCTACCTTTTTGGCACTGCGTATCTTGTGGGGAATGTTTGAACTAGGCGAGAAATTACAAGTTCACACGGCTCACAAGCTGACAACCTCTTCTGAAATCTTCTGGAAGATAGATGAGATTATCCAAAACCATCCACAATTGGCCGCAATGTTTGCTAAAAAGTATGAAACAAAGGGATCACAAGAGATTAAGTTAATTGATGGCGCAAGATATTTGGTTCGCGCTAATAACTCAGCCTCTCGCGGTATTGCCGCGCCAGATGTAATTCACTTGGATGAAGTTCGTGAATATCAAGACCCGGAAGTTTGGGCATCGCTTCGATTTACCCAGATGGCTTCTAAAAATCCGATGGCAATACTTTATTCAAATGCCGGAGATCAGCATTCAATAGTTTTGAACAGAATGAGAGAGCGCGGCCTTGCTGCTGCTGCTGGAAGTGATGATCCGATAGGTTGGTTTGAGTGGTCAGCACCAATGGAAGTTCAAATTGGCGACACGCCTGAATTCTGGGAAGCCGTTAGGTATTCCAATCCCAGCCTTGGATATACAGTTCATCCAGATAACCTTCGGGCCATTCTTAACGATGAAGAGTCAATTGTAAGAACAGAAGTTTTATGCCAATGGGTTTCCCAGATAAACCCAGCAATAAATCCGTCACTCTGGGATGCGTGTGGTGATGAGTCGGCAGAACTAGACCAGGATCAAGAAACTTGGATGGCTATTGACTTATCACCAGACCGAAGAGCTGCTGCGTTAATCGCTGGCCAGCAAAAGGGCGATAAATTCATAGTGGTTCTATTACAGACATGGGAAAACGCAGTTGCCATAGATGACAAGGCACTTGCAAATGATCTAGCAGTCTGGGTTCGTAAATATCCAACAACAACAGTGGCGTATTCAAGGCAAACCGCAGGAGCAGTTGCGGCCAGGCTCGCACCAGCAGGAATTCAAACAACTCCTATCGATGGCGCGGTTTATGGACAGGCTTGCGACGAAATGCAGTCTGGGATTACTTCTGGTCGGTTGATCCATAAACGCCAGGAAGAATTTACTAAGCAAGTTCTATCTGCGGTCAAACTTCCATTCAAAGATGGCGGTTGGTATCTAGGGCGAAAGGTTTCCAACTCCACAATCTGCGCGGCAGTAGCAATGGCTATGGTTTCCCACTTCGCAACACGACCAGAATCGGAAGTTGATATCTTCGTAGGTTAATCTCAGATAGTGATATAATTATCCACTATATGGGAATCAAAGACTTCTTTCTTCCAACAATTGCACCAGCCGAAATGACTATTGACGCGGCTGCATATCCTGCGCCTAACAATGGGATTATTAACAATTGGCTTTATCCAGTATCAACTGCATCAAGAGCTTCGGCAATGGCAGTTCCTACAATTGCTCGCGGTCGCAATATTTTGTGTTCTCTTGCCACACTTCCGCTCGAACAATATATCAAATCAACTGGTTCTCATGTCGAACCAAATCGCGTAATCAATCAACCTGATCCACGCGTTCCTGGTTCTGCAATTTACAGTTATGTTGCGGAAGACTTATTATTTCTTGGAGTTTCTTACGGAATGATAATGTCTATGTATGCGGATGGTCGCATTCAAGAATGGACACGCATCTCACCAGATCGCGTATTGCCAGAATTAAATTCACTTGGAACTGAAATTATTGGCTACTCAGTTGATAACAAAAAAGTTCCGCCATTTGGCGTTGGTTCTCTTGTAGTATTCAACGGACTTGATGAAGGTTTCCTAAATCGCGCTGGACGCACTATCCGAGCTGCTATCGCATTAGAAAATGCCGCTGAACAATTTGCAAAAGAACCAGTGCCAATGATGGTTCTAAAATCTAATGGCACAAACTTAACTTCTGAAAGAATTTCTAAGCTCCTTGAATCATGGCGTGTTGCTAGAACTAATCGCAGCACTGCATTTCTAAATGCGGATGTCGAACTCCAAGCAATGGGTATTGATCCAAACAAACTTCAACTAAATGAAGCCAGACAGTATGTCGCTTTAGAATTATGCAGAGCCCTAAACATTCCTGCCTTCTTTGCTTCCGCCGAATCAACATCAATGACCTATTCAAACGCAATCAATGAGCGCCGTTCATTAATTGACTTCGGCGGTCGCAACATTCTTCTTGCAATAGAGCAACGCTTAAGCCAACCAGATTTCGTAGGCGCTGGAAATTATGTGCGTTTCTCATTAGATGAATTCCTTCGTGGTAATCCCCTAGAACGCGCTCAAGTCTATGAAATCCTAAACAGAATCGGCGCAATGAGCGTTGAAGAAATCCGAGAGGAAGAGGACTTACTTAAATGAAAGTAAATCTACCAATTACGCTAACCGCAGCTGATACGCAAACCCGAACCCTTACTGGTCGCATCGTAACCTGGGGCGAAGAAGGTTTTACTTCTGCTGGTAAAACAATTTTTGCAAAAGATTCAATCACAATTCCTAAGAATGTAAAATTACTTCTTGAACACGATCGCACAAGACCAATTGGCAAACTTACAAGTTATGAAGTAACCGATACTGGTATCGAAGCATCATTCAAAATTGCTGGAACTATTGCTGGCGATGACAGTTTGTTGGAAGCCGCTGAAGGATTACGCGATGGCTTCTCAGTCGGAATCAAATTAAATCAATGGGATAACAAAGAAGGCACAATGGTTATCTCTTCATCCCAGATGATAGAAACCAGCCTTGTAACGGATCCCGCCATCGACTCAGCCCGCGTCAGTGAAGTCGCAGCGGCAGAAACCGAAATTTCTGAATCAACCGATTCAGATACCAAAACAGAAGGAGAAGACCTAGTGTCCGAAACCGCTCCAGAGTCAGTAACTACCGAAGCGGTAGAAGCTGCAAAGTCAGAAGTAACTGTAAGCGCATCAGCGCCAGTTATGTATTCCTCTCCACGCGTTAATCTAAATGTTAGCGCTGGCCAAGTTGCCAAGGCTCAATTAGCTGCATCACGCGGCGACTCAGATGCTCGCGATCTAATCGCAGCACTACAAGTTGCAACAGTTGCAGAAAATACAGGCATGGTTCCGCCAAACTATCTTCGCGATGTTATCGGTATCATTGACAACTCACGCCCATTCATTTCAAGCATCGAAACTGCTCCACTTCCAGCTTCTGGAATGAAAATTTTCACTCCAAAGCTAGGCACACAAGCAACAGTTGCATTAACTGCTGAAGGTGCTGAATTCTCATCAACTGACACTGCCGTAACTTTCCAGGAAGATACAGTTGTTAAGTTCGCAGGTGCTGGTCGCCTCGATGTAGAACTCGTCGACCGCAGCGATCCCAGCTTCCTCGATTTATATATTTCTGAGTTGGCTTCAAGCTACGCTCAAAAGACAGATGCTTATGCTGCAAATATCGCTGCACAAAACGCAGCAGCATCAACAGGTTCAACAATCTACAAGTCAATCGCAGATGGTATTGCTGATGCATTCGGCGTAATGCGTATGACACCAAATCGTTTGCTAGTTGCAACAGGTGGCGGAGTTAATGATATTGACTTCTCAGGCTTACTTGGTGCAGTGGATACAACTGGTCGCCCAATCTTTGCGGCTGCTGCTCCACAAAATGCTAACGGCTTAATCTCACAAGGTTCAACCGCTGGAACAGTTGCTGGACTTTCACTTATTGTTGATCCTAACTACACAGGCAACGATGCAGGTGCTAAGTATGCACTTGTCTATCCTTCAAACGCAATGCGCTTCCACGAATCAAGCCAAATTCAACTTCGCACTGCGGTAGTTGCTAATGGTCAATTGGACATCGGACTTTACGGATATTGTGCCGTGGTCAATCGTTATCCAACTGCGTTTAGATTCCTATCAGTAGCGTAATAACAAACTAATCATGGGGGGGTTGCTCCCGACTCCCCCAGCAGTCTAGAGAGGTAGATATGGCATCGATCGTAACAGTTGCAGAACTGCGTTCTATTCTTGGCGTATCTACCGCTCTCTATTCTGACGCTTATTTGACAGATATTATTGACACTGCTGAGCAAGTGATTCTTCCTATGCTCACAAGATATGCCCAACCAATTGATGCAGTAGAACTAGAATCTAATGTTGCTACTTACCACACGCTGGGCGCTCACGAATTTTCTTTAAGCCAATCAGTTGTCATTACTGGTTGCACTTCACCATTTAACGGCACTTTTACAATTACTGCCGTTCCTTCAGATTATGAATTTTCAGTTGCTTTAACAAACGCAGATATCCTTCCTAAAAATGTAATTCCTTCAGGCCTTGCCACACTTTCAGGCGCTTCAACTTATGTTGGAGTTTCAGCAGTCGAATCAGCAGTCTTGGTTGTTTCAGTTGAAGTCTTTCAATCCAGAGTCGCTCCTGGTGGCCAAATCGAAGGTGTGGATTTCACACCAACTCCGTATCGGATGGGGCGCTCACTATTTAACCGCTGCGTAGGACTATTAGGACCTTATATTGATGTGGAGTCAATTGTTCAATGACCGCATCAACGATCCTTTCATCCGTTAGGCAACCGTTGGCAACTGCACTTGCTGGCGTTGCTGGCAATGTTTACGCCTTCGTTCCAGAAGCGGTTATTCCACCAGCAATAGTAGTAGTTCCAGATTCACCATATATCGAATTTGATACAATTGGAAAATCAACTTTTCACTGCAAACTTAATTACACAATCACAGTCTGCGTTGCGTATAACTCCAACCCAGCATCGCTCGACAATATCGAGCAGCTCATCATAAGTGTTGTTTCTGCAATCCCAGCGGGATACGAAGTAGGAGCAGTTCAACGACCAACAGTTACACAAGTAGGCGCTAGCAATTTGCTTGTCGCAGATATAAGCGTGGCAACCTACTACACGCAAACCAACTAAGGAGAAAACCCAATGGCAACAACAGTCATTACAGGTCGCGACATAGTTTTCACCATCGCATCAACAAACTATGATGGTCAAACAACTAGCGTTACCTTGACAAACTCACCAACAATCGACACCTACCAAACACTAGATGGCAAGGCATATAAGCACACTGACGATCAGTGGACACTTGCAATCGAACTTCTTGCTGACTGGGGTGTTGCATCATCACTATTTGAAGCAATGTGGACTGCTGCTGAAACAGCACCAAACACTGCTCTTGCTTATTCAATTACTGCAACAACTGGCGCAGTATTTACCGGAACTGCATTCCCAGTATTCCCAGCAGTGGGCGGCGCAGCACCAGGAGCGCAAACCGATTCATGGTCAATGCTTGTAGTTGGAACACCAACCGAAAACTTCGCATAACAAACTAAACAGGGAGCAAAATGAAAAAGTCAATAACAGTCGAGTTCGTGTCTGGGGATAGTGCTACTTATGTGGCCTATCCACCAGACTTCGCAAAGTGGGAAATGGCAACAAAGAAGTCCATTCAAGAATTTTCTGGAATGTGGGATATCTTATTTGTTGCACATTCAGCCTATAAGCGAGAAGCTGCTGGAAAACCAACTAAGACACTTGATGTCTGGATGGAAGGCATTACGAATCTTGAAGTTGGCGATGACGACCCAAAAGCCATAAACGCGGAAGCATAAATCGACTGCTTGTCGAGTTAGCGATAGCGACTCATATCCCGATGAGGGAATGGGAAACTGCCGAGGACATTCTTACCGCGATCGAGATATTAAAGGAGCGTAATGAACCAGGCAGAAGTTGATGCTTACAATCGGAGTGAAATCCGAGAAGTAATCAAAGCCTTCAAAGCCATGGACGTTACTGCCGTTGAAGAAGCGAAGAAGGTTTCTGGCGCTCTTGCAGATTACGCGCTTGGAAAGATTAAAGAAGCTGCTGGAACTAGAACAGTCGCAACTAAGGTTGCAACCCGTATTGCTGATAATGGCAAGGTTTCTAAGAGTTCTAAGGTAGGCGAAATTAGCCTTGGGTTTGCCAGTCAAAGATTTTCTGGTGGTGGAACTACCAAAAGTCTATGGGGTGGAATGGAATTTGGTTCTAACCGATTCAAACAATTCCCAAAGAGAACACCAACACTAGGGCGCGGAAATGCTGGTTACTTTATATTTCCAACACTCAAGGCTGCCCAGCCTTATATTATTAAAGAATGGCAAGAAGCATTCTCAAAGATTATTAAGGAGT